AACCGTATCTTATGCTGTAGATGTGCCGTTTGATCAAATTGATGGTCATACCATTAATCAAATTAATGCTATTGGTGGATTAGACGGTGATGAAAGTGGTGATTGGGATGGTAAAACTCTAGTGTTTAGCACACAAGAAAACTACAATCCAACACTATTTCCCAATGAATATAATCAAGGTTGGAATCAAAACGGTGCTATAATACCAGGTTATGCAGAAGTTCAAAATAATACTTCAACAATTAATAAACGCAGTGGTGTTTGGACAATAAGTGTTGTTAATAAGACAGTTTCTCTTGCTTTTACACAGCAAATCAACATAAATCAAGTTGTAGTAGTGCAGTTTGGTGCTAAAGCTGGTCAAACACTCCAATATACTGCTGCTCATATTGGAGTTGGTAACCAAACAGTGCCAAAATATGAAAGTGTAAATATTCAAACTGTGCAATTAAAATCTCCAACAACTTTTGATAAAAAACAAACGCAATTTATTAATAACGAAGATCAATATCAATTGCCATTTACAAACGATAGCTATTTGAAATTTCCACGTCAAAATATCTTGCAATAAATATTGTATAAATACACTTATTGGAAACATTAAATGAGTAACGTAAACCCTAATAATATTAACGGTGCATATCCTGTAGCTGGCGTTGACAATGATAGTCAAGGCTTCCGTGATAATTTTACAAACATTAAAAACAATTTTGCTTACGCACAAAGTGAACTTGCTGATTTGCAAGCAAAAGCAATTGTAAAAAGTGCACTTACAGGAACAACTCTTAATAACAATATGGCTGGTACATTGCTTACAAGTGCTCAAATTCAAGATTTCCGTGAAACAGAATATGATAATGGTATCATTTCTACAAACGTTACTCTTGACCATAGTCGCGGTCATTACCAAAGAGTGCAAACTAATGGCACTATTACTATTGCATTTACTAACTTTCCAGCTGCTGGCACTGTAGGCAGAATTCGTTTACGTTTGTATGTTACTAATAGTTCTCATCGTATGATTTTACCAAGTGGTGTTTCTTATGGCACACAATATCTTCAAGATTATAACCAAACTAATAACAGTGTTGGTTATTCACAAAGTGGAACTGGTGTTTATTGGTATGAATTTATAAGCGATGATGGTGGTGTTACATATACTGTATTCCCACTGTCACGTGCACGTAATAACGTTGATTATTATTATGCAAATATTGCAAACGGAACTGCTGCAAGTCCAACTGCCGTATCTATAGTTTCTAAATTAATTTTAGATAGCAACGTGGGACTGCCATTAAGCAATGTAAGTGTAACATTTCCAAGTAACCCAATTGATGGACAAGTAATTCAACTTGCATCAAACGTCAATATCAGCAATCTATTCTTGTTAAGCGCAAATACAATTAATGGTAATACAACTACGATTAGTAGTGGAACACACTATGGATTTACATTCGTGGGTTCTCCTCGTAATCCAACCATTAATAAGTGGTTTAAAACACAGATTTAATATTGACTAAAAATTCATCTTACATTATATTAGTGTAGGAGTAAATCATGACAGACCTTAAACTGTATCAGGAATTTGTTAGCGCAGTAACAAGTGAACCTAGTAAGCACAATTATGCTTTTAGCGAACGTTTTGACCAATTGAGCGAATACCAAGAAGATAAAACTAAAATTAATCCAGCACTACTTCTTACTGCTGGCATGGGTTTAAGTGCTGAAAGCGGTGAATTTAACGAAATCATCAAAAAGATGTTTTTTCAAGGCAAGCCACTTAATGCAGAAAATGTATTTCATATGAAGCGTGAACTAGGTGATATTATGTGGTATTGGGTTAATGCTTGCACAGCACTCGGTCTTGACCCAAATGATGTAATTAATGAGAATGTTAAAAAGTTAGAGTCACGTTATCCAGGCGGTAAGTTTGATGCTTGGTATAGTGAAAATCGCAAAACTGGAGATTTATAATGTTCAATCCAATGATTGAAGATTTATCAGGTAAATCATTGGACGATTTGCTAAAGACAAGCAACGATTTACATAAAAAAATTGCTTTTGTAGGTCGCATGGGTAACTCTAATATGATAAATCAATTACGTAATACTCTTAACATTTTCCAACAAGAAATTAATAAACGTTATGCAGCAGAAGCACAGGCTGCAAAAGAAAATCCAATTTTTAAAGATAGTTTGGATATAGGATGAGTGATGTAAGTTGGCAAGCAGAATTTACTGCTATAAACTGCTATAAAGATGTTCTTGAGCCTTGTAGTTATAATATTAGCATAGACTTTAATGACCATTCAAAAGAGGAAGAAGACCCCTATACTTGTTTTGGTCGTATACGTAATTTAATTAAAGATTTATATCAAGATTCAATATTTGTATATATTGGTAATCCACTACTTCCTACACTGCATAAAAAATTAAGTTCACGTATTATTACACTGCCTTATGCTCCAAGCAACTTTGTAATTGGTGTTGTAACATGGTATAAAATTTTAAGTATCACACAAGGTCGCGTTAGCCTTGAACATATTGCTGTTTCATGTGACAAAAGCGACGACATGACACTTCATGTTGATGAAGATATTGCAACAAACGATGAAGTAATGAATGATTTGGCTTTTAAAAATTGGGATAGACCTGCTTGGTGGTTTAGAAACACACCAACCACTTGGGATATTCCTATTGTTAAAAATAAAGAAATCACTATGGACTATGACTATGCTGAATGGCCAGAATATTTGCAATGGGAAAAAAAACCTGTTACAATAGAAAAAAAGAAAGCAAAGAGTAATATCATTCCGCTCAAGAAATGGAAGCCAGAGGTCATCAAAGGTGATAAAAACTGACGAATATGGTCGTAGCGTAATCAGTGATAGTGAATTAGCTGAATTACTATACATAAATCCGCAACTTAAAATTGATGATATTGCTATCATTGATCCAGAAAAATATAATTCTGCTATCAAAAGTTTGTATATTGATTATCAACCATTAAAAAACTTAGCAACCTTAAATGGAAGTATGCAAGAATTTCACAGACAAAATCAACAAGAATGGTTTATGCCAGATGATTACAAAGATTTAGATATTGCTAAGTGGGTTTTAGATCAATGCACAAACCAAAACGAATTGCAACGTGCTGGTCAAGAACTTATGGTTTATGCTGAACGTAACTTATTACCACTGCTACAATACTTAAAATATTTTGTTGACACGATGCGCAATAATAATGTAGTATGGGGTGTTGGTCGTGGTAGCAGCGTAGCCAGCTTTGTTTTATACTTAATTGGTATTCATCGCATTCACAGTTTAAAACAAAATTTAGACTTTGGTGAATTCATGCGTTAAATACGCACAGGAGTAATAAATGCATCGCACTGCAAATGGAAGATTTTTAGACTTAAACGCTCTAAAAATTCAACAAGAAAGAACAATAGCTGTTGGTAATAGTAGACAGAATGCTCGTGGAGATATTCTTGGACCAGGAGGACAAATTGTTAAAACAAGAGATCAGATTATGACTGAATATTATAATGCACAAAAAGGTTCACCATTGGTTGATGCGCCTGTATATAATAATCAAGATGAAGCAAATGCGGCGGCTGTTGCAGATATATTTTCTGACCCTATGGACAATGGAATTGATGATATAATTAATTCACAACTAAATCCAACAACAATAAACCCAACTTCACCACCTTCTTCCAATGGCGGTGTTGCCGATGCCGAAGCACGTAGTCAAGATTTAGCAGAACGTTTGAGAAACCAGAGACGAAGAATATGACAGAACTCAACAAAGCAAAAAGTAGTTTACACCACATTTTGGGTGATTATCGTAAAATTACTCCCACAAAAAACAATGTTCTTGTAAAAGACATGGATTTTGGTGAACGCATGACACTTGGAGGCATTATCATTATTGATGATGACAAAAAAGGTCAAGGTATTCGCCCACGTTGGGCACAAGTTGTTGCTGTCGGACGACTTCAAGAAGATGTAAAGCCAGGTGAGTATATTCTTGTTGCACATGGTCGTTGGACACGTGGTCTTGATATGACAGATGAAAACGGCGAAACTACCACTGTTCGTCTTGTTGATCCAAAAGATATTCTACTTTCCAGTGACGAGCCACCAAAGGAAGATTTGACCTTTGGCGATTATATTTGACAGCAATCACATTTCATAGTATAGTAATATCATGATTACAAATTATCTTTGGACAGAAAAATACCGTCCACGCACGGTAAACGATTATGTTTGGCGTGATGATGCACAGCAAGCACAAGTTCGTCAGTGGGTAAATGAGAAGAATATTCCACATCTTCTATTCAGTGGCGGACCAGGAACAGGTAAAACAACGCTTGCCAAGGTTCTAATGAATGATCTTGGCGTAGAAGATTATGATATTATGCAAATCAATGCGTCAAGAGATAATGGTGTAGATTTTATCCGTGATCGCATTGAAGGATTTGTATCCACAATGCCATTTGGTGAGTTTAAGGTAGTGCTGTTGGATGAGGCAGATTATCTGTCGCCCAACGCACAAGCAGTGTTGCGTGGGCTGATGGAGACTTATAGCAGCACTGCTCGTTTTATTATGACTTGCAACTATCCTAATAAGATTATTCCAGCGTTGCATAGTCGTTGTCAAGGTTTCCACATTGAGAAACTTGACAAAACAGAATTTACTGCGCGAACAGCAACAATCCTTGTTGAAGAAAATATACTCTTTGAACTGGATGTTTTAGATACATATGTTAGCGCACAGTATCCAGATTTGCGCAAGTGTATCAATTCACTGCAGAGTGGCAGTAGTAATGGTGTTCTACAAACTATATCACAAGGTTCACAGAACAGCAGTGATTATAGATTGCAAGCAGTTGAACTGTTCAAGTCTAAAAATATTCGTGAAGCACGTAAGCTAATTTGCAGCCAAGTTCGTCCCGATGAAATGGAAGAAGTATTTCGTTGGATGTATGATAATCTTGATTTGTTTGCAAACAGTGATGAAGCGCAAGACCGTGCTATTATTATCATCCGCAATGGATTAGTAAATCATAGCATGGTTGCTGATGCTGAAATCAATTTAAGTGCTACATTGTGTGAATTGGCAGAACTAAATGACTAAATCCATTACTAAAAAAGACCCAGATTCTTTTTTAAATTGGTTTTGGAAAAATTATAACCAAAAGCTAAGAAGACGAAAGTTTACACAAAAAGAAAAAGAAATACTACGACCGATAGCTGAAATTATGGCTATAATGGATGGTAATGCTTTCTTTGGTATGACTCGCAATGAACAAGGCGATGATACTTGGTATGAACAGTATTTGCCCGAAGCATGGGCAATATATAAAGCACAAGGAAAAGACGGCGGTTGGATTCAAGAAACAAGTTGGGCAAAAAACCTACAACATGAAAACACCGCCGTCAAAGATGCTTATGAAAATTGGCGACTACTTAAATTACTAAGCCGTAAATCTATCTAATGTCACCATATATTCGCAATACTTCTTCTACTGCTGGATGACGTTCAATATCACCGCCAGTGAATTCAATAGTTCCTACGTGTTCACTATCACGGAAACTATTAATAAGTTTATTAAAATCTAACAAACCATTTTCACCTTCTGTTCTATCAGTTTGACGCACGTCACCTGTAACAATAATTCGACTTCCTTCACCAATGCGTGTAAGCAACATCTTCATTTGATTTGGCGTGGCATTTTGCATTTCATCAGCAATGATAAGTGCATTTTTAAATGTGCGACCACGCATAAAGGCAAGTGGGCAAATTTCAATAACACCATTTTCAATCATAGAAAGTGTATCACGTGGTGTATAATATTCATGAAGAACATCAAATAGTGGTTTTGTCCAAGGTTCCATCTTTTGAACCAAATCACCTGGTAAAAAGCCATGACGTTCGCCTTCGACACCAACTGCTGGTCTAGTCATCACAATTTTATCAATAGTGCGTTCTTTAAGAAATTTAATCGCTGATTGCATTGCAAGCAGTGTTTTACCTGTTCCTGCTGGTCCACTAGCAATAATAATGCTAACATTTGGGTCCATGAGCAGTAATAG